TAAGATACTATTTGACATGGTAATTCCTTAAAAGTTAGCGATATTGAGCTTGTGCCTTCTTAATCTGGCGCTGCCGTTCTGCTTCAATCCATTCCGAGGTAGACATTGTTTTGATCGATCTAGGATCGGTCGTGTCATAACTCGGATTGCCTGAAGTTCTAGCAGTTACCGGAGTAATCGGCGCGGGCGCGGACGTAGTACGTTTGACCGGGACATCAGTGGCTATTTTAGCCTCAATCCGTCCAATCTCTTTTGCCTGCAAGATCGGACTTAGGCGAGAAATACGGTCAGCTTCTTTTGGATTGGACCCCAGATAGTAGGCTACATCAGGGCCAACATCAGACGCTTGAACCGCTTGCGCCATCACGGTTGTGATCTTGAGACTTGGGTTGTACGCGACCTGTTCAAAGTCATCGTACTTAGACCTAGCCTCTTCTTCACGTTCGTGATATGCCTCAAGAATCTCCGTCTGTTGGCGCTGCTGCTCACGCTGCTCGATTAGCTTGATTGCTTTGGCTTCTGCATACGCATCAACCGAATCAAACTGATCTACTGGCGGGACATCAACGGCAACGGGCGGCGGTGCTTGACGCTCACGCTCCCACTTTCGCTGTTCTCTTGCAAGACGTTTTTGAATCGCGGCATCAAGTTCCTCTTGCGAGAATGTCTTGGGCGCAACTTCCGGCGTTTCTACTACAGGTTCCGGGGCCGCCGTGGCTTCCAGTTCCGACGCGGGCGCTACTTCCGCTTGAATCGCTACTTCTTCGGTCATTGTGAATCCTGAGATTCCCCGGTGAGCCGCGCCGGTACGGTATTATTGGGCATTCTGTCAAGTTGTGCAAGCCTATACGCTTCAACAACTTCTGGCGTATGGATAGATGAAGCAATTGCTTGCACTTTGGCATCTTCGGCGCTGTAGTCAGCACCAGGGACTACAACGTGTCGATGAAACTTGCTGCTAATTTCGATGCCATCTTCTTTGATAGCAGTCTTGGTACGGACTTGAAGTGTGCCGTTTTCAATCACTTCAATCAGATCGACAGATATAACTTTTTCAAGAGTCATAATGTTTTTTTCAAATTAATATTTAAGGAGACTTTGGAGACCCTGTTACCAACCCGCCGCTAAAGTATGTGGCAATAATTGTTGAATCACCATACAAATCTATCCTTTTTGTTCCGCCTGATGCAAAAAGTACAATTTTTGCTGTTTCATTTTTCTTTAGATACAATCTAGAAACTCCAACTTCTATGCTATTTTCTGGAATTGGTATGCCAGATGACAAAGTTGTAGTGTTATAAAATGTTTTTGGTGTTGTTACTAAACGAAGATCAACGCGAGTCTCACTACCAGTTCTGTCTTGAATCAATGCTCTTGCAGAAAATGTATAAAAACCGTCTCTTGGCGCAGTAAAAATACCGTTTCCAGAGTTATAGCAATCGGTGTAATCACTTATTTGAGTATCAAATACAACATCGTAAGCAGTGCCATCACCAGTAACATTAAGTGAAGTGGCGCTTTTGTAGGCGTTGAATGTAGGCAGTAGACCTAAACAATCATCAAGATTTTGATCTTGCGTTGAGGTTGGTACGGAACTATACGTTACAGTCCCTGAAGCAAACCCACTTACACGCAAACGAGCTTTTGTGTTTGGGTCTGTTGCTTGCAAAACGCCAGCATTGCTGTAATGCCTAAACGCAATGCTATCTACAACCAACGGGCTTTGCGCGTCGTTATAGTTAATAGTGCAATCAAAAATTGCCGCATCGCCAGTATCGTTTTGGCTTTCAAAAACTAATTGTGGGTTTGTTGACGCCTGCGAGTTAATACTAACAAAATTTGCATTTATGCAACGTGTTGGGCGTGCAGCCTCTCGGCACTTGATCAAAAAGTCAGCATTCCCGATTGCGTTATGGTTAGATGAGACACAATTGATGACGTGATTGTGAACTCCGTAACAAAAATAACTTCTGACGGCGTTGTAAGTGCGGTAATCAGCAGTTACGTTGTGACCGTTGTTGGCAAGATTGAAACCGTAGTAGCAGTTGTAAACATCAGCGTAAAACCAAATGTTTTCAGCGGCGTAAGTTGCATCAGTAACACCAACTGGAGACACAAGGGTATTAAACCTTCCTTCCATAACCCAAACATTTCTAACAATTCCAGTTAGGCAATTAAAATTTATAGCCGTTATACCTTTGTTGTTTACTGGGGTTGCGGGATCATATCCAGAGTCTGAAATTACTGGATTTAACAATGTAAACCCGTTTAAATTGTCTAGTTGAAACAGAGGAGCGTTGTAATTTCCTGTTGTGTTTACGCGCACCGAAGCGCCGTTAAAGTCAATTCCTTTGTTTGAGCCACTAAACTCAAAGATGGCAGCAGAGCTGGTGACGTTCCCAAGAAAGTACGTTTTGCCAGGAGTCATCCGAACCCAGTTAGACGCAGCAAATGCAGCAGCAAACGCGGCTCGGTCGTTAGTTGAATTGTCTCCAATAGCCCCAAAATCATCTACTGAAACAGGTGCTCCAGAAAGCATTGAATAAGAAACTTTTGTGAGAGCCATTGCAGTCCTTAAACGAAATATGTTGCTTGAAAATACAAAGTTGCTGCCGCATCCATAGCAACCGCGCTTGATGATCCAGTAACAACGCTCATAGAATTAACTGCAATTTCACTTCCATTTGGGCGAACCTGAGCAAATGGGAAAGTAGACGCAGGAAGTGTCAAATTTGCCGCATCAATTATAAAACTGGAATATTGATTATCGTTTCGAACGGAAAACGGCAATCCAGAAACTCTCATAAGTCCTGTTCCAGTATGTCCAGTCCATGTAACTGCACAATTAACAGTAACTTGTCTTCCAACTTTAGTGTATGTTCCTTCTTGCAGTGAATACGTCGCGGCTCCTGCGGTAGTTGTTCCAACAATAGTTGGTGTCCAACTTCCCTCCTCATAGTCAGCCAGCAACTCGCTTGTGCCTGTGCCTGGAGTGGCAGAAAAATCAATTCCTTGCCCAGAAGTGCCAACTACAAAATTTCCAGTTGACGCAGTAACCGATGTTGCGCTAATTGCTCGGCCAGCGGTCAAATTTGCAACAGATACTTGTTTGGTCGTGCTGCTCTGAACAATAGGCAAAACTTCCGTACCAGAGAGCGGCGTCGTTGCTCCGGTTAGCGCGGAAATTTTACTGTTAGACATATAACACTTCGATACTAGCCGTGTACGGTGGCGCGGTTGAGAACGTCAGCGAAGTACCAACAACCGTGTATGTGTTCTTTTGTTGATACACGCCGTTGATGTACACCTGAGTGGTGTTTTCATTAAACGGCGCGTTAGCAAGAGTAAATACAGTTTGAGAACCCGTGCCGGTGAAATTTTCTACAACGCCAGCCCCAGAAATGCCGGTGATGTTGTCTGCGCTCCAAATTTGCACATCAACGCTGGTTTTAAGTACAAATTTGTACGAAAGCCCAACCGTTAACCAAACTTCTCCACCAGAAGGAATTCTGCCAGCTGAATCCAAAATAATTGGATTGGAATGTGCAGTCGCGCCGCTGTTGGTTGTATAAGTAGATTGATTTGTCGTTGTGCCTGCGGCGTATGTGTACAGTTTGCCGCCAGTCAACGGAGCGCCGTTGTTGTCAAAAAACTGCCAACCCGCCCCGCCAATAGGTGAAAGACTAACGGCCATGATTTGTCCTACGCAGTAAGTGCAGCAACTTTATCTTGAAACGCTTTTACACGAGCGTCTAAGGCGGCGGTCTTGGCCTTCAAATCGGCCTGCTGGGTTTCAATCTCAGTTTGGGCTTCAGCCTGGTAATCTTCACGATCTGCCACAACTTTCTCGCGCAACTCAACCGCAGTCTCACGGTCTACCGCAGCAACAAGTGCAGCCTTAGCTTGGGCATTCAGATCCTTGGCCTTAGCCTTGGCATCAGCCAGTTCTTGCTTTGCTACTGCACGGTCAGTTTCCGCATCAGCTCGCAGTGCGGCTGCTTCAGCTTTGGCGGCATCAAGTTCTTGTTTGGCGCGTTCACGGTCAGCTACAGCGTCTTGGGCGGCAGACAATGCACCCTGACGAACAGCCAGCTCATCGCGCAGCGCGGCCATGTTGGCCAGGTCAATAGGAAACTGCTTGGTGAAATAATCAACGTAGTTCACGGCAGGGGAGTCGTTAGAAACTTGCATGGCGGCCTCAAGAATAGTAAGTGATGTTGAGCTTCGCCCCAGAGCTTTGCTCAATAAACTGGATCTGCGAAAGATCGCCGTCATACTGCAACGTGACGCCAGCGGCCAGCGGCATTCCAACGCTTGCGGTTGGAGCCACGCCATCGTCGCGCCAGCGCACGTTTTGCGATTCTGGCGTAATGATAGCGATGCGAGGGGAGCCAATCAATCCGCTGGTATCGCGTGGCGGCACGGTCAGTTTGGTGGCAGAACTCAGACTTGTGATCTGCTGATACCCCATTACCGAGGTAATCGCCTTGAGGTTAATAGCCATCAGAATCTCCTTCTTTCGGTAAATGACCGAAGTTTAATCAACAATTGTTCTGCGCCAGTGACAACAGACTGAAAAAAGTCTCCGGCAAAAAATGCACCGCCAAAAAATGAGTTCATGCCGGCCAGACGATGTTAAACGGATCGGCCTGAACAGTTATATCACGAAGTGCTTGACGGTAGGTCGCCCACTTTGTTTTGTCAACCGGAGCGTCTGCTACCTGAGTCCAGTCGGTGTCCTTGAGCATCTGATTGCGCTGGGTACGGATCACCTGCCATTGGGTATCGACACGCGATTGCAGTTCTTCAGCGGTCAGAGGCTCTACGTCAACAATGCAGCACATACCGTCATGCAGATGCGGCGCGGCTGGTACTAGCTTTTGGGTCTTGGAGTCGTAGTCTTTCCACACCGAGATAACGTAGTAACCCTCGGACTTGATCCAATCCAATGACGGGCCACGATCGCCAAACGAAGTATTTGGAAACCACTCGGTGTGGTCTTTGATGATGAGGTCTTGGTTAGCGAGTTGCATGGTTACCTCGTCGGGAATGGTGCTGTTGGGATAGTAGTTACGGTGCGGGCTACGCCCCTAGTTATGCGAAATTCTTGTAGGTTCCCGTTAAGCCCGCTTGCAATGTCGTTGGCAACCCCTATCAAAGTTTTAGATGCAAGATAAGTATTGGTATCAGAGTAGTTAGAGCCAACTTGAGCGCCGTTAATGTACATTTTTGTTACCGACGAGGCCCGAGCCACTGCGAAGTAATACCACGTCAAGGTGGAAAGCGCGCTACTTGTAATTTGTCCAGCGGTGTTAACGTACCAGACCATCGTTGCGCCGTTCATATATATGCAAGGATACGCGCCGTTTGTTCCCGCAGGGCGTTGGTCAAAAATAGTCTGAGCACCCGCAACGGTATTAAGATAAATCCATCCTTCAATTGTAAAATCGCTAGTTCCGAGCGTTAAACTTGGCGGCACCGGCAATATGTTCAAATAATCTAAGTTTGTGGCTGGGTCAAACTTAATGCTCGTAGTCACGCCAAATTTAGGCGTCGGGGTTGTGCTGGTCTGAACTTCACCAACCGTAATAATATCATTCTGCACGGCGGCGTCGTAGATTCCTGCGTTTGCCATGTTGAGCAGGAGACTGGTGCTAGAGGCCGCAAAACTTGTATTTACGTTGGTGGTGCTTGAGTAACTTGCCGCGCTGGTTGATCCTGCGGTTGTTAACGGTGCGAGCGTGGGTGGAGTGAATGCTCCGGTATAGACTGCTGTGCCTTTAACAATTCGGGTATTGGCGATGTACCCATTGAAATAACTTCCAGCCAAACCAGAGGCAAGAAACCCAATCAACAATGCTTTGCCACCATCGCTCATTGCTGTAACTTGAGCGGTAGACGTTACTTGTGCGCCGTTAAAAAAAACTTTAATTGTTGAGCCAGTCCTGACTAAAGCTGCATGGTTCCAACTATTTAACGGCACTGGAGTTGAAGCTCCGTAATCTGTAAATGTTGGCGATAATCCAGCGCCGTTTCCTAAATATGCGGTCAATGTGCCCGTTGAACTGACCCCCAAATTATACTGATAATAAGACGCTCCATTAACGCCGTCTTTGTTGAGAATTTGTTGTTCGTTAGCGGTCAAGGCCGTGCAATAAAACCATGTTTCAATCGTAAAATCACCAGACACAAGGTTTAACGCGACATTATATGGGACGCTTAAATAACTTGGACTTCCACCAAAATACCCGCTCCCACCATACAGCGCAGTGGTGTACGATGCCGTTGGGGAGAACGGCTGGAAGGCTTGGACGATTGGGGTTCCCGTGCCAACAGTGATTGCGCTATTTAAAGATGAACCATCAACAAAACGGTTGTATCCGCAAGACAAAAAAATTGTGCTGCCTGAAGCGGTTAACGGAGTCGTTGGGGTTGATGAAATCGTCAGGTTTGTATTTGACAATCTCAGATTTGAGATATAACCAGCAAAATTGTTTGTGGCGCTCCTGTCCGTGCCAACCCTCATGGCATCAGTTTGACTAAACGTCGTAGCAGACGTTCCCGTGCCATCAGATACGCCATTAACGTACAAGGTAGTTTGAC